ATGGCTTCAACCTACTTTTAGAAGATAACGGTGAGTTTCTTTTAGAGGATAACGTCTACAATCCTAAAGCTGATAGCGTATGGACTTCCGAAACTAAACAAGCGACTATCTGGGGTACAACTGGACGAGGAGAGCCATCACTTACAAATCTAGGAGTCGAGCGAACTACTGAGTCAGGAAGTGTGAGAACCACTGAATCAGGAACAACCAGAACACTAGAAGATGTATCAATAATATTCACTAGTAGAACAGTATGGAGCGAGAACAATGACTAAGATTACAGAACTAAATACAATCCCTGTAGTTGATCGGACTACCGATCTTATTGAGATTGTCGATGCTTCTGATCTATCGCAGTCTTTCAAAGTAACTCCAAATAGCCTATTAGGATTTACTGGTGGTAATCCAGTCTCTACGACAGACACACAGACTTTAACGAATAAAACTCTTACTTCTCCGACCATAAACACTCCAACTCTCACTGTTTTAGACTCCTCTCTGACGATTCAAGATAACTCCGATCCAACCAAGCAAGCTAAGTTTGAGGCTTCTTCTATTACCGCAGGACAGACGAGAACCTATACACTACCAGATGCTTCTACGACCCTTGTAGGAACTGGAACGACACAGACATTGACAGGTAAGACACTCACAGCTCCTACAATCACAAATCCTACCCTAACTGTTGACACCGTTAGCGAGTTTACAAGTGCTAACGGGGTCACTATTGACGGTCTGAATATCAAAGATTCAGCACTTAATACCAATAACTCAGTCCCGAACAACGCGTGGAATAACACGGGTGCTTTTGGATCTTCGTGGGCGTGGACAAGCTATACACCTGTATTTGCCAATACAACTCTTGGAAACGGTACTGTTTCTGGTAGATATAACCAAGTCGGTAAGACAGTTAACTTCTGGGCTAGGTTTGTACTTGGGGGAACCAGTGCTATGGGAACCACTCCTACTGTTACCCTACCTGTTACTGCAAGCTCAAACTACACCGTTGGCGAACAGCTTATTGGTGACTGCCAATTTGGAGACAGTGGTACAGCCGATTTTGTAGGGCCGCTACGTTTCCTTACTACTACCACTGCGCTGCTAACCGTTGTTGGCGTGGGCGGTACGTATGCATCACTACTAGGAATATCAGCAACAGTACCAATGACATGGGTATCAGGAGATGATCTTACAGTCACTGGAAGGTATGAGGTAGCATAATGGACGATAAACTCTCAAACCTAGACACAATCCCCTCAATAGATCGAACCACCGATCTTCTATATGTAGTAGATATGCCTAGTGGAGTATCGTATAAAGTTACTCCAAACCAAGCGCTAGGATTTACGGGTGGGAACCCTGTCTCGACTACTGACACTCAAACCCTCACGAATAAGACCCTCACAAGCCCTACGATCAACACCCCAGCTCTGACAGTAAATGACAACGCACTTACCATTCAGGACAACTCAGACACCACCAAAAAGGCTGTCTTTGAGCTATCGGGTATTTCCGCAGGAACTACAAGAACCTATACCCTACCAAACCGATCAGATACTTTAGTAGATCTAGGTTCATCACAAACGCTTACATCTAAGACTTTGACCGCACCAACGATTACGAATCCGACACTCACCGTAGATACTATTTCCGAGTTCACGAGTGCGAATGGAGTTACTATTGATGGCTTGAACATTAAAGATGGCGCACTCAACACGAACAATAGTGTCCCAAACAACGCATGGAATAACACAGGTTCGTTCGGTTCCTCCTGGGCTTGGACAACATGGACACCTACCCTATCAGGTCGTTTCAACAATACTAAGTGGGCAAAAGCGTCCAAGTATACAATTGTGGGCAAAACTGTGATCTGTAAGCTTTCTCTTACAGCAAACTCTGCAACGCCTATGGACGGTGGCGTTGCAGATGCACTGTTCACTCTGCCAGTTACAAGTACGGCACTCGCCAATACTGGTAACATACAGCTATTAGGTACTGTGAATGCGTTTGTAACTAGTATCTACCCCCTATACGTTGGTCTAGCCTCCACTACTGTAGGGTTGCTACGTCCTTGGCTATCCAACTCCACTTACGTCACTGCGGATCTTGTGACATCCGCAGTGCCAAACACTTGGGCAAGTGGTAGCGAAATAAGTGGCACATTTGTGTACGAGATGGCGTAATGAAAACTCCACAAATAGTGCTATAATAAAAACCAGAGGAAGCTCCCGTAATGGGGGCTTTTATTATTTATGACAATCGCTCAACTAAAAGCTAAAGCACAGAAACTATCAGGAGATGCAAGCTCCGCTACGTTGTCTCAATTCGAGACAGATATAAACATTGGCGCAAATAAGTTAAATAGTGCGATGAATAACTACTTCAATCGTCGTTCTAAGTCTACAAACATGGTTGCAGATCAACAGTACTACCAACTACCACCAGACTGTATAAGAGTCATAGGAGTGGATTTTGTTATATCAGCAGACCGCAGACTGCCTTTAACTCAGATCAGATCAGAGTATCAGTGGAGACAAATCAACTACGCACAGCAATCAAGTAACTGGCTTACTTATTACTTTGTAAAAGGTGCTGATGAAATAGGGCTATTCCCGATCCCATCAGATAACCTATCTGCAGGGGTGATTATCTACTACGAACCACGATCCCAGAAACAGACCGCATCTGACTACTCAACAGGTACAGTAGCCGTTACAAGTGGACTTACGACAGTCACAGGGACAGGGACTACATTTACAGCAGACATGGTTGGACGAGAGTTCCAAGTAACGGATGGATCAGACGGCTATAATTACCGAATCGCAGGGTTTACGTCTGGTACAGAAGTAACCTTAGAAGAACCCTATATCGGTTTTTCGGGATCTGGTAAAACTTTTAACATCGGTCAGTCGTTCTTGTTCCCAGAGGAGTACCACGAAAACACCGTTGATTACGCTCTATACAGATTCTTTGAAATGAATAACAACCCAGACAGAGCTAATTATCATAAAGTAAACTTTGATAACGCCATTGCAGAAGTCAAAGACAAGTACGCATCTTCTAGTGCTTCTCAAGTGATTACAGATGAGGGTATTTACATGAACCCGTGGCTCGATAATACACAACCTATCGGAGAGATATAATGGCTAAAAGAGCGTACATCGTAAAGCGATTTGACGGAGGTTGGTCAACTGATCTCCAATTAGGAACGAAATACTCGTTTGCATATTCGAGGCATATTGATTTTAGAAAGAAACCCTCCCAATTGTCAGTACTCGCAGGGACAGTCGAGGAGGGGAACGCTGTAATCGTTGATCTTATTCAAAACTCTCTTATGATCCTATCGGGTCAGATTCTCGCTCTAGGAGATACAGGGTATTTATACCGCAGAACAACGTCAGGTGTGTGGTCTAGTGAAGCAAAGCTCACCGATGGTAACTTCGGTCTTTCATACCGAACAGACGTAGATAAGGTATTCGCTACTTCCTCCAAAACAGTAAGTGAGTATTCTCCGATCTCAGGCTCTCCAACTATTAAAATAGATAAATACGGAATAAGTGCTTCAACAGATACGAACGCAGTAGCGACAGGAGGTACTCTAAGTTACACTCTCCCCACAGCGATAAACGAAAACTCAACTAACACAAGGTCTTTTTCATCGGACATTGAACCGTTAAATAAGATCAGGGTCAGAGTAGTTGATGGTGGGTCTGGTGACTGGACACTCACACTGCACGATGCTGAAAATAACACACTAGCGACATCTACAGTAGTAAACGCTAGCATTACGGATGGTCAGGATTTAGATTTCGTGTTCGCCTCCCAAGTAAGGATATATGTTAAGCCGAACGCTCGGACATATCACTTTCATCTTACCTCAACAGCATCAGACGGAACGTGCTTCTGTTCAACGGCAGGGGATCTATCTACAGCAGACTTCTCTATTTATGCTGATAGACTTATAGACACAAAGAACGGTATGCACCCAATGGAGACTTTCCTACAGTACGAGACAATCGGAAACGGTAATTACTTGTCAGTATGGGAACCGCTTTCGGATGATCCATCTAACTTAGAGTGGCTCAGACACCGTTTAGTGTTCCCTGCAGGTCTTGAAGTCTGTGGGCTTTCAAAATGGACTGAATATCTAGCGATAGCCTGTGAGAAAAAAACAGACTCAGGAGATCCCCAGAGTGGCGTTATATTCTTCTGGGACGGTTTATCGTCAACGTATAACTTCTTTATCCCGATCCCAGAGGGTTCACCGTATTCTTTACATGAATATAAAGACGTTCTCTACTACGAAGCAGGGGGTGCGTGGTACGCCTATGGTGGGGGTTCTCCTATCAAACTTCGCACGATGCCTAACACCGACTCGGAGTTCTCAAATACCACAGACACAACGATCACCTATCCGTATATGTCTACTGTCCGTAGGGGAGTTCATTTACTCGGCTATCCGTCCTATACAACAAACCCAAACCTAGAACACGGGGCATACTCATATGGAGCAACAAATAAGGACTTCCAAGACTCGTTTGGGTACTCTCATACAATAAGTACAGGAACTCTATTAAATACATCAGGAAACCTCCGTGTGGGGCATATAAAGAACTACGGTGATCTTCTTCTTATGAGTTGGAGGGACGGCTTAGATTACGGAATTGACAAGATCAATAACTCATCCGATCCTTATTCAGAGGCAACATGGGAATCTATCTTATTTGATAACGGTGATCCATTCAAACAAAAAACCCCTAATTATATAATCTGTACCTTCGATCCACTCCCAGAGGACGCAACACTTGTTATCAAGTACCGCACCACGAGGGACGGAGCATGGACTGAGTCAGAAACTTTTACTTCTCTAAATACACCAGAGGGAAGTGCTAAACTAAACTTTAATTCAAGATTTTACGAAATACAGGGCGGTATAGATTTAACGTGCGGAACTGAGACTCCAGTTGTCACTTCATTCACGTTAGTATTCGATGATAACAGTGAGGAGAAACTAAGCTAATGACTGCGGTTGACGTAAACGGCAGACCAGTATCAGGGGATCAGGATGTTGTCGAGTATTCTCCTGTTGAGGCTGAAATCGCTCGTAGAATAAGACCCCGACAGATGGGTACGGGTGCGATGCGTGGTCAACAAACTATCTTGAACGCAGACGGTACTAAAATAGTTCTTGGGTTGATTCCTGATACCATAGATGAGTATGGGATCACCTTTTTAGACGAGAACGGCAAAGAGGCTCTACGGATAACAGGGGTAACGTTATTTATGAACGACCCAGACGAGGGAA